ATCAACTACTTTTAATGTACCTAATCTTCAAGGAAAAATGGTGCAAGGATATGATGGTAGTACATATAATTTAGGGGCAACAAGTGGAGCAAACACTGTAACAGTAGCAGTTACCAACAACCAGGCAGGATCGAGTACGGTTACTAATAATCAATCAGTTACGGTAACAGGAAGTATTGATAATACATCATTGACTACAGCTCAACTAGCTGCTCATACCCATTCTATTAATCAAAATAATGGACCAATTACAAGTCGATCCCCAAAATATAGTAAAATGCTAGGTCAAGTAGTAAATGATGGTGGACCAGTTTATACTCCTAGTCCTGCTAATAATACAGGTTCAGGTACAGGCCATACTCATTCTCATAATTTATCAGGCACATTAACAGGCACAGTAGCAGTATCTACAAATTTAACAGGAACAGTAACAGCAGCAGGAACAAATTCATTTTCTCCTTATGTTGTAACTAATTATATTATAAGGCATTAAATATTATGGCAAATTTACAAGACATAAGTAACAGAAGTGATGTAGGAACAATTGTTCCTTGGGCAAAAGCTACAGCTCCTTCAGGTTATGTATTATGTGATGGTTCTGCTATCTCTAGAACAGATTATGCGGATTTATTTGGCGTAATTTCTACGACCTATGGTGCGGGAAATGGATCAACTACTTTTAATGTACCTAATCTTCAAGGTAAACAAGCACAAGGATATGATGGGGGATCTTCATACGATCTTGCTGATACAGGGGGTGCTAATACTGTAACAGTAGCAGTGACTAATAATCAAGCTGCTTCAAGCACAGTTACTAATAATCAAACTGTTACAATGACTGGTACTATTAGTAATACCTCTTTAACAGAAGCTCAACTTGCTACTCATACACATGATGTTAATGAAAACAATGGGCCAATTACAGGTCGATCTCCTAAACACAATAAAGCTTTAGGACAAAATGTTAATGGTGGGGGACCAACTTGGTATGCTATGGTATATTATACAGGGGATGGCACAGGCCATACTCATTCTCATACTCTTGCTGGAACCTTAACAGGGACAGTAGCTGTTTCTACTAATCTTACTGGAACAGTAACAGCAGCGGGAACAAATTCATTTTCACCTTATGTGGTGGTTAATTATATTATAAAACATTAGGAAAAAACATGGCAACAAAAATAGTTATACTTAACGGAAATTACATTAGGCTAGATAATTCTTATACAATAGCCTGGAGTGATAAAGGTAGTTCAATGCCTGCTCTTCCTGATACTATTCATGCAGTTGTCTGGGATGGAGTAGACAATGAAATTCAAAATAAAGATGCATCTACTCATAACATGACACACAATACACCTCTTTCTTCCACTTCTGATGCAGTAGCTTCTACTACAGTAGCAGAATTATTAACTTGGGGTGAAACTAGAAAGGGGGAATTAGGTGGCTAATTTACAAGACATAGTAAAAAGACAAGAAGTTGGTACTATTAAACCTTGGGGTAAGGCTACAGCACCAGCAGGATATGTATTATGCGATGGCACAGCCATTTCTAGAACAGATTATGCGGATTTATTTGGTGTAATCTCAACTACATATGGCGCTGGTAATGGTTCTACTACTTTTAATGTACCTAATCTTCAAGGCAAAATGGCTCAAGGTTATGATGGTAGTACATATAACTTAGCAGGAACTGGCGGTGCTAATACTGTAACAGTTGCTGTGACAAATAATCAAGCAGGATCTAGCACTGTTACTAATAACCAATCAGTTACAGTTACAGGCTCTATTGATAATACTTCTTTAACTTCAGCCCAATTAGCTTCTCACAGACATGAAATGAATGAAAACAATGGGCCTATTACTGGTGGTAACTACAGAAAAGTAAATGGCCAACAAGTAAATGATGGTGGGCCAACTTGGAGTCCTAATCCTATGAGAGATGCTGGTTCTGGTACTGGACATAATCATTCTCATACTCTTGCTGGAACCTTAACAGGAACAGTAGCAGTAGCTACAAATTTAACAGGAACTATAACTGCTGCGGGTACTAATTCTTTTTCACCTTATTTAGTATTAAATTATATTATAAAACATTAGGAGATATTGATGGCAACACAAATTGTAATAGCAAATAATGAAACAATTACAGTAGATGACACTATGTTAATTAACTGGGTAGACAAAGGAAAAGATTGGAACGATGCATGGCTTCCTAACACTATTCATTATGTTATTTGGAATAATCATATTGGTCAAAATGAAGTTCAAAACAAAGATCCTTCTACTGGGGATATGACTGGTAATGTTGCATTAAACTCTACAAGTGATGCAGTAGGAACAACTACTGTAGCTGATCTTCTTACGTGGGCTGATACTAGACTACAACAAATTAGAAGCGCTGAAATAGATTATGGTAATGCACATGAAAATGCTCAAACAAAATGGGTAGATGATGGAAATGACCTAGAGGATTTTAATTCTGGTAATTCTGCTACCGCTAGTTATTTTGATTTTACTAAATCCTGGCGAGATTATGACGAAGACTATTCTTAGTTTAGCTTTTCTCTTTTTTCAATTCGTAATTGTTCTCTTTCATTAAACGACCTATTTCTATTATTTATTTCTTCTTTTAAAGTAGTACATGGACCATTAGAATCAATGTAATGTAAAAAAACTTGATGGTGCCAACTCCCATCTGCTTCTTCAAAAACTGGTCTCCAATGTTCAACATCTCTTCCTCGATAAACAACTGCATCACCTTCTTTAATGTTAAGAGGCGTATCATTCATATACAAAGGCCAAACATAATTTTTATTAATATCGTATTTAGTAGTTAGTGTAAGAGAAACACTTATTTCACAAGCAGGTCTGTCTTTATGTCTAAATAAAGAAGAACCTGCTAAATAAAATCTACTATAAGCATAGATAGGAAGTAAAGTAAGTTTAGTTGCTACTTCTATTTTAGGTTTTACAAAATGTAATAATTGACGATAAATAGACATTTCCGAAGAATGGATTGCAAACGACAAAGGAATTTTTGCATCCGCTTTAACATTGTCAAAAGACCTTAAAGTACTAGAAGTAATAAATTCTCTTAAATCTTGGGAAAGTAAATTTTTAATATACTTATAATTTTTTAACGAATCCATGTTACTACTGCATGTCTATCCCCATTGGATACTGGTTTAACAGCATGAGGAAAAATAAAATTACTGGGAAATATTAGAACGGTTCCTTGTTGAGGAGAAACAATATATTCTCCATTAAAAAAAGAAAACTCTCCTCCTTCATAATTATCGTTTAAAACAAAAGAACAACTCAATACCCTAGGAAATAAATCTAAGTGATCTACATGTTCCTTATATTCTCCTTTATCACTTCCTAGATAAAGTAATTGTTCATATCCCGTATCCTCACAGGTTAAACCTGTGCTAAAATAAGGATGAAGATCACTATAAGTTTTTAAACATTTTCCTACTGCTTTAAAAAAAGTATTTTCAAATGTTTTATTTAAACGTCTAATATAACATAAACGATATCGAGGATCGGTTGATTGACTTTCAGCTACTTCAAAATCTTTAAATGCACATGAATTAATAACATCTTCACATGTTTTTTTATTAATAATATTATCAATTGTTACAATATAATCAGTTAATTTTTTCATTATTTAAAACTTTTCTTTTTCCAAAAAATTCTTTTATATCTGTCAAACATTAATGATGTTAAATGTTTAAAACCTCTTCCATGCTCCTTTTCAAAATAAAAACCTTTCCACATTTTCCAAGTCTCTCTTTTAAAAGGAATAACTTGCACCATAGGGTCTCCTTTTTTTATAAGAAATTGTTTATCTCTTTTTCTAAGAATAAAAGGAAAATTTATAGGAATAATATAGCTGTCTGTGTCTACTACTCCTGAAATAATAGTCCAATCAGGATTAAAATTGCGGTTCATAGGGTGGACAAATAAACAACTATAACCTGGTGGTGTTTTTATAAGCCACTTATTTTCAAATTTACCTGCATTTTCTCCTATAATAGATTCCCATTCAGGAAGAAGTTGTTGTTTAGGATGTGTTTCTACTTTAGCAAAATTAGCAGGAGTAAAGGTAAAATCAGTATCTGTAGGATCAATAACATAATCTTGATCAAATGGAATAATGTACCCTGCTGTCATAGCATCTAAGAATGGAACACATGCTTTTACTGTTAATACCTTCATATCATTATTTGCAAAACGAGGCATGTTTTTATATTCTTGAGGAATAAAATGTGTGGCTGGTTTAGGTGGAGGCCATATTTTTTCCATGTCACTATCGGTTGCAATAAACTGTATTTCTAAATCTTTCTTTTTTATTTTTTTTAAAATATTAAACATTAATTACCTCATATTTAAATGTTGCAACAATTCTTAATTCAGCGCATTGTCGTGATAATTCTCTAGCTCCATGAGGAATAAATCCATCAAAGAGCACAGCTCTACCAGGCCGTGGAATAACAGAAGCATCAATATTATTACATGCTCTATTTAAAAAAATTGTTTCTCCGCCATATTTTACATCCCATATTTTATTTAAATAAAACATAATTGTATAAATTTGATTATAATTATCACAAAAATCGTCTACGTGTAGATCATGCACAGTCCCAAATATATTACCACTTGCATAAGCCCTTTTAAATTTAACAAAATTTGTAAGTTTTTC